TAGATATCTTAGTGGTATCTTCTGCTTCTGGTGCTGCTACTGTTACAGTAGTAAACGGATCATAATAGAATGGGGGGTTAATACCCCCCTTCTTACATAGGAGTTTATTATGGCAATAGGAAAAACATTTAGTAAAGTAGCACAAAAAGCTGGCAAGTTTCTTAAAGATAAAGGTAAACAAGCTATTAGAGTATCAAGAGAAGCTGCATCCAAAACAAAACCAACATTAGCAAAAGCTAAAGACGTTACCACTAAAGCAACTACTCAAATTAAGTTAGGTGCAAAAAAAGCTAAAGATGTTTATGAAAGTGGTGTAAAAGAAGAAACTATAAGTTCTTTAAAAGGAAAGGCTAAAAGAGCAACAACTAAAGTTAAAGAAAAAGTACAGCCAGTAGTAGAAAAAACAAAAGAGGCTGCATCAAAAGTTAAAGAGAAAGCTCAGCCAATTATAAATCGTGTTAAAGACAAAGTAACAGCAAAAACATCTACATTAAAAAACAAAGCAAGAAGATCATTTATTAATGATACGCAAGTAGATGATTTTGGTGGTGGAAATATGGCTGATATGTTTGGAATACCTAAATCAGGACAAGGTGGAACATTTCAAAATGATATTCTTGGAGGATTCATAAAAGCTAAAGGAGCTGTAAAAGCAAGACCAAAAACAACTGCTGCTGCAATACTTGGTGCTGGTGCATTAACAGCTTCTATTATGACATCTAATAATAATCCTAAATCTGATTATGAAATGAAAAGATCAGGTGATGGTTCCCAATTAAAGTTTAATGATGAAGGTAAGAATAAAATCTTAACTGGTAAAGCATTAAGTCAAAAACAAGTAGATGAAGTAAGATCTATTATTGCTTTTATGGAATCTATTATTGTATCTGATAATCCTAAAGCTAGACAAAAAGAGTTTATTGCCGCTATGGATCAATTATCAGGATATGGAGTTAATAGTGTTGTTGGTAAGAATCTAATGATTAACATGCCACAATCATTTGCTAACCCTAGAAACTGGTAATGGCTGAGAAGTGGATTCAAAAAGCAATTAAGAAAAAAGGTGCTTTAAGAGCCACTGCTAAACGTATGGGCTTACTCAAATCAGGAGAAACCCTATCACAAAAAGACCTATCAACCATGAAAAAGAAGGCTGTCAAAGGTAATAATACATTACTCAAAAAAAGAGTGGCTTTGGCTAAGACCTTAAAGAAAATGAGAAAATAATGGCAACAACCAAAATAGATATTGTTAATAGAGCATTAGTATTAGTAGGAGCAAATAAGATATCATCCTTTAGTGATAATTCTACAGAAGCAACTGTAGCAGATGAAATTTATGAGGAGTTCCTAGAATCTATCTTAACAAGATCTCATTGGGATTTTGCTACTGAACAACAACAATTATCTTTATTAGCTTCTGCACCAACAGGAAGATATGAGTATGCTTATCAGATGCCTACAAACCCAGCTGTTATTCATGTTCAGACAGTAACTGTTAATGATTTTCCTATTCCTTACGAGAGATATGGTAATAAGATATTTGTTAATGGATATGGCTCTAATAATGTCTTAGTTATGGATTATATCTTTAGACCTGATGAAAGTACCTTTCCCCCTTATTTTAGACATGCTCTAGTATTTAAATTAGCTTCAGCCTTTGCTGGATCTATTGCTAGAGATGCTGCTTTAGTTAATCAGTTTGATGCTTTAGCAGAAAGACATTTACTCATTGGTAGAAACACTGAGAGTAAAGAAACAACAAGTAATAGACTTAATACAGATAAGTTCCTTACAAATCGCTGGAGTACACGAAGTGGTAAGATTGGATCGTAATGCCCAGAAAAGTAAGACAAGTTTATACCAACTTCTCAGCTGGTGAATTAAATCCTTTATTAAATTCTAGAACAGATGCTCAATCATATTTTGAGGGAGCAAAACAATGTCGTAACTGGTTTCTTTTAGATGAAGGTGGTCTAATGCGTAGACCAGCTACTAGCTATCAAGCAACTTTAGTCGGAAAGACTAGACTGATGCCTTTTATCTTTTCTGAAGATGAAGTGGCTATCTTTGCATTATCTAATGGAAGATTAGATGTTTATGGATCAGATGGATCTGTTATTCAATCAAATATTACCTCAGGAGTAAACTGGACTGAAGCTCAGTTATTTGAATTAAACTTTGCTCAGTTTGGAGATACTATATTCTTAACACACAGAGATAATCCTATATTAGAAATTAAAAGAACTAGTGCTACTTCTTTTACAGTTTCAGCTTTTCAATTTGAAATAGATGAAGATATTGTTGTATCAGGAGCATATAAAACACATACACCTTTTTACAAGTATGAAGATGCTAGTGTTACTATTACTTTATCTACTGGTGCAACTGGTACTGGTAGAACAATTACAGCATCATCTCCTATTTGGACCACAGATTATATAAATCACTATATTAAAGTAGACGGATCACAAATTAAAATTACTGGATATACTTCTAGTACAGTAGTTGATGGAACTATTATAGAAACTGTAGCTGCTGGTGCTGGTCCTCATAATGATTGGGAAGAAGAATTAATATCTTCTCCAAGAGGTTATCCTCAAGCTGTATCATTCCATGATAATAGATTATGGTTTGGTGGTGTTAAATCTAAACCTTCAGCTATTGTAGCAAGTGAGATATCAGGTTATAGAAATTTTGAAGTTGGTACTGGATTAGATAATGAAGCAATTAATGTAGCTATTACTTCTGATAAAGTAAACGAAATAAGACATTTAGTATCTTCTAGAAACTTACAAATCTTTACAGATGCTGGAGAATATTATATTCCTTCTTCAGATACTGTTGCTATTACACCTAGTAATGTATCTTTTGCTAGACAAACACCTTATGGATGTAATAGAGCTAATCCTACACCATTTGACGGAGCTACTTTGTTTAGTCAAAAGAATGGCAAGACAGTTAGAGAGTTTATTTTTAGTGATTTAGAACAAGCGTATAAATCAACTTCGGTTTCTGTTTTAGCTTCTCAATTAATTGATAGTCCTAAACAAATTGCTATGCAAACAGGCAACAATGAAAGACCTGAACAGTTTGCTTTTTTCTTAAACAACGGATCTACAGAAGGTGGTAAACTAGCTGTATTCCATAGTATTAGAGATGAAAAGATTGCTGGTTGGACTATGTGGGAAACTAAGACTAATGATAAGTTTTATAGTGTTATAGCTTTAAATGAAGATTTATTTGTAGTAACAGAAAGAATATTACCTTCTGGCACGGTTTATCTACTCGAAAAATTTAGCGATACAGATAGCGTTACTCTTGATTGTTCTACGCTAACAACTGTGTATCAAAAAGGTACACCACTAGTAAATGGTGCTGGTCAGACAGGAACAACACTAAATGTAGATGGTTTGACTTCTGATCCTCAAATCAATGAAACATTTACCATAGCTGGAGATAGTACAGAATATACTATTATTGCTGTAACTGATACAGGATCAGGTTCTTATACCTTAGCATTAGATCAAACTTTAGCTGCTACACCAGCTGATAATGCTGTTATTACGCTAGTTAATGGATTTATTCATACAGTAAATGCTGTCTATGAGCCTACTACTCAGGTTAATGCTGTGTATGGAAATGGATCTTTAGGTCAATATACTATAGATGCTAATGATAGAATTACCCTAACTAATGCTCCTTTTCCTACAGGCGTTAGAGTAGGATTTAACTTTACTCCTATTGTAGAAACAATGCCTATTGATAAAGAGATTGATACAGGACCATTGACAGGACAGCCAAAGAGAATTAATAAAGTAATTATAGATATGTCTAATGGATTGGATGTTAAGATGAAAACTACTGGAGATAGCTATTACCCTCTTGTTATTCAACAAACTAACTTTACAATTAATAGTGATGTATTACCTACTACTGGTAGAAAAGAGTTTAATTTCTTAGGTTATTCTAAATCACCAACAATTAATATATCGCAGAACGATCCTCTGCCACTTAAAATATTAGGATTAGCTATGGAGATAACTTTCGCTTAATGCAATTAGCCGCTTCATCATCAATGCTAACAGCTATTGGAACTGGTATATCAGTAGTTGGTACATTATCTTCTATGAGCGCTCAAAGAGCTGCTATAGAAAGAGAAAATCAAAGATTAGAAACAGAAGCCAAAATGGCTGAATTAACAGCTTTACAAGATGAGAATGCTAGAATGGAAAAGTTAAGTCAAACTCTAGCATCTAACTTAGCTTTTGCTTCGATTGCTGGATATTATGATGACTCTAGAAGTTTTCTTAATATACAAGATCAAACAAGAAAGAATGCAGAGAAAGATATAGCTCAAATACGATTAATGGGAGCTGCTGTTCAAAGTAAAATAGGACAGCTTAAATATGAGAATATAATGAAGAAACAAGATTTAACATTTGGTGGTTGGACTTCAATCGCTGGTCAATTAACAACTGGGTATAAAGGATATCTAGAAGAAAAAGCAATAGAAATGGCAGTAGATTAATGGCATTAAAAGTAGGTGAAAAAGAAGTAGGAACAAGTATTGCGTCTTTATCGCAAAGACGAGGAGTAACACCAGCTTATACAGGAGATGCTCTAGCTACTGCTGCTGAGAATATTGGCAGTGTTGTTAATACATTTCAAGCAAGAGCGGCTGAATTATTAGATTTAGAATATAGAACAAAAGCTAATGTAGATGCTACTAACTATTTAACAAACTTATCTAGAGATGAAAATTATAGATATGATCCTGATAAGTTTATGGCGGCTGCTACTGCCTATATGGAAAAATCCATAGAACAAGCTCCTAGTAGATATAAATCATGGACTAAAGGGTTAATTAGCCCAATGATTGCTACTAAAGGTGATGCTTTATGGACTAAATGGAATAATAGAAACCAAGCAGAAAAGCAAAAGATATTTTATGATGGTCATACAGTGATATTGAATGACATTGCTACTGAAATGCAAGATATGAACTTTGCTCAATTAGATGAATTTATTGTTGGACCTGAAGGAAAAGGGGGTATTGCTTTACAGAAATTAGGAGAATCTTATGAACTTTATACTAAGTTATATAATTCTTTAGATGATAACTCAACTATGCTTAGACCAGAAGAATGGTTTAGAAATCAGCAAATCTTTATTGAAGAAGCTAGAATGGAATCTGTTGTTACTAGTTTCTTAAAAGATGCTATAGCTGGAGATGCAACAAGTTATTTAAATGATCCTTACAATTTAGGATTTAAAAAAGATGATTTACAATTTGAACAAGCAGCTAAATATGTAAAAACTATTCTAACTCAATATTCAGCTAACCCAGAAAAGCTCGAAGGAATACCAGCATTTGCTTCTTTATTAAAAGATACAACTATTGAGGAAAGAGCACAAATAGTAGAAAACTTACAAAGTAAAATTGCATCTTATCAAAGTGATTCTGATAAAGAATTTAATAACTATAAGGTTAAACAGCAAATTAATGCTGAAAAGTATATAGCTCAAATAGAACAAAGAATAGATGGTTTTGATAGTCAAATGTTATTAGATCAAGACAACAATACCTTAGTTACTGATTTGCAAAAACTCAATGTATCAGAAGAAGATATTAGAAAGATTATTCATAAGAAAAAAGCTAATACTTTGATTTGGGAAGAATCTCAAAGTTATTTAACTAGCCCAGAAATGTCTAATCTCCATAACCTTTCTACTGTTATTATGAAGAAACTAAAAAGTGAATATAACTATACTTATGAAACTGCTGAAGATGTAAAACAAGCTTTAGTAGATAGTATGTTTAATCAACAAGTTAGACCACATGAAACTGTAACTGTTCGTGCAGAAATTGCTCCACAATTAGGTTATAATGAAACACAAACTAGTATTATGGATAAACCTTATTTTGATGTTAATACTATTGATTTATTTGAATTTGGTGAAGATGGTCGATTAAAATATCCTGATGCTTTAAATACAATTGCTGAAATTGTATCTATTACTAATAGAGTACCTAGTGTTGTTATTGATGCTTTTGGGCAAAGAGAAAACTTAAATATTAAAAGCGAATTAGATTTCCAAAGAGTATTAGAGCTAGGTCGATTAGCTAATGAATTAATAGATAAAGATATACCAGCATCTAACTTAACAGGAGAAGATTTAATAGAGTTAAAAGCATGGAGTAATTTCTATAAACAATATAACCAAATATCTATTCCTGATGATAAAGAGTTTGCTAAAATTAGAGATGATATAGAAGGAGTTTTAATGGCTAATTTAAACCCTAGTTCTCAAAGTTTTTATGCTGCTACTAATTCATGGATAGATGCTAATTTAAGTTTTGATGCGACTACTACAGGAGAAGGACAAATAAATGTTGCAGAATTATTTGTAGCTTATGTCAAAGATAATATTAATACAACAAGACCTAATACTTTAATTCCATTTTTAGGTGAATTTTTAGTAAAAGAAATATCTGACAAAGATTTAAATAGTATTGCTAATTTAGTAGAAATTCCTTTTAAGGCTTTATTGGCAGAAGATATGAAAGAACACTATATTAATAATAAAATAGATACTAATAATGTAAGACCTGATAGTATTCTTGTACCTACAAGTTTTTTAGATGAAAACTATTTACTTAAAACTTTTAAACAAGCTATGCAAATGAAAAATATAAAAGAATGGAGTGTATTAAATGATTGAACGCTTTGAACTAATAGATACCTATACCCAAAGAGGATTTGACAAAGAAGAAATTATTGATGATGCTATTGAATCAGTATACAGAACTATTGGTGGTTATACAGATTACGAAAGAGAATTAAGAGGTATCTCTGATGATTTCTATGATAATTACAATCTTCGTAGAATGTATAATGATGGTAAATTAAAGTTTCTATGGAATGATAAAAGTGGAACTAAAAATCCAGCTTATAGTATTTACCTAGATATTGATGGTGATGGTGGTTGGCAACAACTAACTAATATGAAGAATAGAAATGCTTTATTTATGCCTGAGAAAATGGGTACAAGATATAGTAATACAAAATATAAAGCTATTTATGAAGAAGTAATAGGTAAAATGGCTGATGATTGGTTAGAAAAACAATCCGAAATGTTTAGAGAAAAAGGATCTGAAGATGTCATTAAAGATATTAGTAGTGCTGAAAAAATGTATGAAAATATGCCAGCTAGTATGGATGATGCTAAAGATATGTATATTAGAAGTTTTGGTATAGAGGCTGAAGATGCTAAACAAGCAAGTAGCATTATGAGTGCTATGAATAGATTAGCATTTGGATTAGTCTTTAACAAAGGACAGGAAGGATTAAAAAATCTAGAAGATCTATTTAATTCTATTCCTTTTATGCCAGATATTAAGTTTGACATTAATGCTATTGCAGACATTCAACAAGAAAGAATGTTAAATATGCAAGCTTTAGAACAAGCTAGAATAAAACTAGGAGAGGAGTTACCACCAGAACTTATGAGTAGAATATCGGTTGAATTTGATGAGGCAAGTTTACCTCAGTTAATGAATAATCCTTTTGCTGAAACTATTATGAGGCATGAAGGATATAAGAGTTATGTATATGATGCTAAAGATCCAAGCTTTTTTGATAAATCTATTGAAAGCTTTTTTACTGTAGAAGGAGATAGATTACAGTTATTAACTGAAATATCAGGAACTGCTAAAGCACAAGAAGCTGCAAACTATATGCCTTATATTGATGGATCAAAGATATCTAAAGCACAGTATGAATCTTTAACTAGAGAAGGTTCAGATCCAACTATTGGACCGGGAATTTCTTTGAAAGATCAAGTTAATATAGACATTTTAGAGTCTATTCAAAATATTGATGGTACACAAAAATATACTTTAGAAGGATTAATGAATGGAACTCAACGATTAGATCGTGTAGATGCTTATTATGTATTTTATAAAAGAGTAGCTGAAAAGTTAGATATAGCTAATAGAAAAACTAAAGCTTATGACTTAAAAGCACCTAAGAATATGTTATTAGGAGTAGCTATTACTAACCTAGAATATTTAGGTGGTGGATATAATGGTCCTAAGTTTTATACAGCATTAGATAATTTTGCTGCTACAGGAGATGAAAAATATATTGGTGTCTTTGGACCATACAAAGAAGGAGATGAATTTAGTATTGGTCAAGAACTATATACAGATGCTATGAATGCAAGAACTTCAGAAGGAGTAAGATTAGGTGGATATGAATCAAGATTTAAAGATGTTTATGATCTTATTAAAGCATGGTCTTTAGGTAGTTTTGATGTCATGCCTTCATATGTTTTAAATCCAGATTTATTAAACCCTAATAGAGTTGGTTAATGGGTATTATCAATATAGCTGGTATTTCTCCTTATAGAGAAACATACGAACAACCAGAAGAATTTAATCTTAATGAAGCTCTACAAAATGTTGGTAGAGGTTTTGGAGATGAAAACTTACTAGCTATATTAGCCAGAGATAAAATATCTTATGGTGCTAGAGGTAATCCTTACCTAGAAAAAGATCCTAATTACAATGTTTATTTAGATCCTCAATTTAGAGGACTAGAAGAATATATGGGTAATTTCTTACATGCTAATAATAAACAACATGCTTCTGCTCTTATTAAAGATTTTTTAGAAGGAGCAGACAAATACAAAAGTAGTCCTTCCTATATTGTTGGTAGAATATTAGGTGGTTTAACAGATCCCACATCACTATTTTTTTTTAGTAAAGCTAGTAATGTTTTGATGAGAGGTACTCGACTATCTAATTCTTTAGGTATGGGTTCTTTAGTAGCTGGAGAAGAATTAGTCAAAGCTCAAGTAGATCCTAATAGACCAATATCAGATACTGCTTTAATTACTGCTGGTGGTTTTATTTTACCAGCTTTGTTCCCAGCTGTTCCTAAAGGAAGTGCTAAGAACTTTGATCGAGCAGCTAACTTCTATGACAAAGTAGATGAGTATTATCGTGCTGGTGGTTCGGTTGGTGCTAAATCATTTTGGAAAGCTGACCTAGCAAGAGAAGCAGATGACCTTAATAAAATTGCTCCTACAGGAATGGGTATTTTTGGAGAGAATAGTAGAACAACTCCTGTGTTTAGAACACTACAAGAAAAGATAGATACTGCTCAAGACTTTATTGAAAGTACCCTAGAGATTCCTTTAATGCAGAAAAAGAACTTCTTAGATGAAGCCACTAAGCCTTCTATCGAAAGAAACATCAAATCTCGTTATTACAATGTAATACAAGCTAACGAAGAAATGATGGGCTTATATGATGAGTATCTTCATTACAAAGGATTATCAGGGAGAGCTTGGTATGAAAAGATTATGGATAGAAAGTTTACATTAAGAAATGATGTTATGAACGGTACTCAATTTAGAGAGCTAGTATTTGAAAAACTTTTAATGGGTAAGAACTATAAGATAGCTAATCAGGATGATCGTATTAATGATATTATTAAACAAGCAGCAGAAACTCAAAGAAAGTATTATGAT